AAAGAATATAAAGGTACTAAATTAAATGAAACAGCTAATTTTGAATTTCATAAAAAGTCAAAAGGTCATAACTTTATAGTATATAATAGCAAAACTATGACATATAATACGTTTCTAAAGAAAGCTAAAGTAGATACTGAGATTGCTTCTTTCATAAGATTTCTTCAAGTATCTATGATTAGAGATGGATATCAAGATACTGATTTATTAAAATATTTAGAAGATATATATTCAGGTAATGATTCAAAAACAGATATTATAAAGACCAATAATAATGGGAATCCAAAATTTAAACCAACACCGGATTCTCCAAAATATTTAGAGAGAAAAGAAAAAGAAAAAGAAAAAGAAGAAGAAAATAAAAAATATGACGAAAGAGAAATTAAAATTAAAAATGCTAATCGATCTAGGCCAAGTATAAAAGGATTTGCAACAAACCCAGGAAATAAACCAACTGGAGATCCAGAACAAAGAAGAAGTAATAGAAAGGGCATATATAGTAGATAGTAAAGATAATAGATAAAAGGATATATAATGTTAAGAGATCTGGAATAAATCAAAATGAAATGGATATGTTTTTTGATAATACTGCTTTTGGCGAAAAAAATAGTAAAGCGGATAGAATAACGACATATGACAAATGTTCTGAAATGGATTCTATGGAATTTATTCATAGAGGGCTTGAACTTATAGCAGATGATTCATCTCAACCTAATGATGATGGAGATACTGTAAAAATATATTCTGATGATGAATCTATTAAAAATACTATAAATAGTTTATTTATAACTAAATTAGATCTTAATAATGAATTATGGTCTATCATTTATGAAACAATTAAATTAGGAGATAACTTCTATGAAGTTATTGTAGATGACTATAAGAAACCTAAAGAGATAAAAAGAATAAGATATATAGATCCACGAAAAATAGAACGTATAGATATAAATGGAAAGCTTTCACATTTTAAATATATAAATAAAAGAAAGACTAATGTATCTCCAGAACAATCTCAAAAGTTATTTCCTTGGCAAATATTACATTTTAAAATAGAAAATAAAGAAACAGCACCTTATGGTGGTTCTTTATTGAAATCTGGTATGAGAACTTATGATAGATTGCTTATGTTAGAAGATGTATTATTAACCTATAAAATATCAAGAGCTCCAGAAAGAAGAGTTTTTTATATTGATGTAGGTAATTTAAATCCTGTAGAAGCTAAAAGATTTATGACTAAAATGAGAAATTCATATAGAACTCAATCTTTTATAGATGAACAAGGAAACATAAATAAAAAAGCTAATGCGTTATCTATAACATCTGATATTTTCGTTCCTACAAGAGAAGGCTCTTCAGGTACGAGAATTGAAACACTTCAGGGTGGAACAGCAATGGGTGGTGGAACAGAAGATCCATTATTAAAACACTTTAAAGATAAAATATTAAGAACTATGAATATACCTCCACAATATATGGGAGATACTTCTGATAAATCGCATTCTCTATCTCAATTAGATACGAAATTCGGTCGTTTTATCGAAAGAGTTCAAGCACAAGTTATTCAAACATTAAACAAATTAGCAGCTTTAGAATTATTTTTTAAAGGATATAAAAAAGAAGATCTTCATAATTTTAAAATTGAATTAACCCCTCCATCTAACGTTAAGGAAATAACTGAAATAGATATATTTAACCAACGAATGACTTTAATTCAAACTATTCAGCAACTTCAAATGTTTCCTAATGAATGGATCATGAAGAAAATTTTAAGATTCTCTGATAAAGAAATTTCTGATATTGATATGCAAATGAAATTATCAACAAGTAATGCAGAAGCAGGTGGTATGGGAGCTCAATCTCCTGATGGTGCTTCTATAGGTGAACTATCTCCAGATGATGTAAACTCATCAGAAACTCCTCCAGACGGAAATCAAGAACCTGAAGAATTATCAGCATCTGTTATGACTAATGTTTTTGGAAAAGATATGCTACTTGAAAATAAAGATGACTTTTTTAAAGTCGTTAGAGCAGCAGAAAAATTTAATAAGCCAGAAAAGAATTCTTTGATTTTAGAATCAATGGTTCAACTATTTAACACTCCATTAACACCACCAAAGAAAGAAAGTAGAAATAATGTAATAGCACAAATTTCTATAAACGAATTTAAAGGTCTTGATTTTAAAAATAGAAATATAAAATTATATGAGAAAGCGAAAAAAAGAAAAAAGCAACCAGGAACTCTTATGTTAGAAGAAGTATCATATAATGAGTTAATTGTAAATTGTGGGAATGATCTCCTTAAAGAATCATAAATAAAGCATTAGATTAAGGGAAGTGGAAAGGTAATTATGAAAAAGACTTACACTCTACAACAATTGTTAGAGGAAATAAAAGAGCAAGCACCAAGATTTGAGAAAGGGCAATTTTTCGAGGTTCAGAAATCTATATACCCTAATTCTGATGTAAGTTCTGATATTAAAAATGTTATGATAGATGAATCTATTATGACATTACCTTTAGCTTGTTCTAATAAGTCTAAGAGAGAATTTAAAAGAGATAAAAAAGCTTTTTATGAATTCTTTAAAGAAACAACAAAGGGTGATTTTATAGAGATAATTGAAACAGATGGTTTTAGTGCCAAATGTATCAATAGATCTCTTAAAGATGATGTTCTTAAAAAATATTATATAGATGAGTCTATCAAATATATAAATATAGTTTTTGAAGACATTATAAATGGGAATGTGAAACGAGTTTATCGTGGCATTAAAAAATATATATAAGATCCATATGGAGGACAGAAATTATGAGTCAAATGACAATTAGAGAGTTTGAAGAATTAAACTTATTTTCTAATAAAAATGTTGAAAAGGTTATATCTACAATAGTAAATGAATCTTCAAACGCAGCTTTAGTTGCAGTATATGAAGATTCAGTTATTTTATTAGATCATAACGAAGGTAGATTTTATACTGCTGATTATATTTTTGAAAGTGAAGGACTTAAGCTTACACTTGAAAATTTTGATGAAATAGAGTTAGAAAAAGAAGATGATGATTTCAAAGCTAAAGCAAGAAGCTTTTTTGAAGATGAAAAAGCTTCAGTAAAAGAGCTATCTGAAGCTTATAGAAATGATGTTATTGATCAGGACGGGTTTGTTTCAGAAATTATAAATGAAGCTTTATCAATGAAAAGTAAATCTAATATAATAGATTATTCTGAGTTAGTTGAAGCTAATAGCTACTCTCTTGTAGATGAAGACTATTTTAAAGAATATGTAGAAAGATTAGAAACTAATCCTTTGAATGAAGTTAAATTTTTTAACTTTGAAGATAAAGTTACAGTATCTTTATTTGAAACAGAAAAAATAAAACTTATAAATTCATCAGCGAAAGAAAAAGCAGAAGGACTTTGGAAAAATCAAGAATTTAAAGAAAGCCTTTCTGAAGCGTTTACTGTTATGATTGATAATTTCGAAGATGGTAAAGATTTATTTGAAGCCGTTCTTGAAGAATACCCACAAATTTTTTCTTTAGATAAAGCAGAACAAAATTCATTATTCGGTAAAACAATTATTACTAATTCAGAACTTACTGAATCAAGAAAAGATATTATGAAAGGTATTGATATTATCTTTGAAGATGAATCAGTTCAATCTACAAAAGAACTTTATTTATCTGAAGCTGATGAAGATGAAGCTGATGAAGATAGTGATGAAGATGGTGATGAAGATAAAGATGGTGATGATAAAAAGCCAGCTAAAGAATTAACTCCTGAGCAAATCACTGCTATTGCTAATGAACTTAAAACATTAGCTAAAAAAATTGAAGATGAAAGTCTTAAAGAAAAATTAGACTCTATAATTGGAAAACTTGATAAATCTATAAATGAAGGAACTAGACCAGACGTAATTAAAGAAGCTGTTCAGTTACTAATGATTTAAGGAGAATGAAATGAGATTACAAGATTTATTAGAAAGTAGAGAAGAAAGTTTTGAAGAAGACTTTATTTTAGAAGATTATCTAATAGAAGAAGAAATTCTAACAGAAACTCCTCTTCTATTAGAAGAATTGCTTAATGAAGATATTTTAACTGAAGCTTATGTTTATAAGAAAAATTTTACTAAATTCTTAAAGCAAAATCTTAATCTTGGAGCTAAAAATATTAGTGTATATCCAAGTTTAAATAAAGTTTATGATTTAGAAAAACTTAAAAAAGCTATTAAAGCTACTGATTTGAAAGATAGTCAATCTAGAATGATTTTAGCAAAAGCTACTAGAGCTGCTTCTAAAGAGATATCAAGAAAAGCAATTGTTAGAAAAAAAATTGAAAATTTCGATAATGAATTAAAGCAAGCTTTTGGAAAAAAAGAAACTGCAAGGATAAAAGCCATTCTTACAGATATTAAAAAAATTGTAGCTGATGAGAGAGTTGCTATAAAAACTGATAAAAAAGAGCTAAACATTATAAAGCGTGGTATTAAAAACAGATCTAAAGCTGTTATTAACAGAGTTAAATCTGTCGAGAAAGCTGTTAAAAAAGCTGATAAAAAAGCAAAAAGAGATGAAAGAATTGATAATAAATCAAGAATCTCTCCTATTAAAAAAGCAAAAGAGTATGCTGTAGATTTCTCTAAAACTGCTAAGAAAACAAATTTTGCTAAGAAAGTTAAAGCTACTATAAATCGTAAGAAAATAGTATAGAGAGGTAAATTATGGAAAAACAAATGTTCTTGGAAGACTATCAAGAAACTTTCCAGTTTCAGCAAATAAATGAAGCAGAAACCGAAGGTGGTTATTTCATTAGAGGTATAGTTTCTAGAGCCGGAGCTGCTAATAAAAACAGAAGAGTCTATCCTATACCAGTTATGGCTAAAGCAATAAGCTCACTGCAAGAAAAGATCGCTAAAGGAGGGTTCGTAGGGGAATTAGATCATCCGTGCTTAATTGACAAAAATTTTGATGTACTTACTAAAGCTGGATGGAAAAAATTCGTCGATCTTAAGTTAGAAGAAGATGTTATTTCTTTTGATGAAAATAATATAATGGTTGAAAATAAAATAGAAACTATTATTAATGAACCTTTTGAAGGAAAAGTTTATCATTTCAAAGGAAGAAACATTGATTCTACATTTACAGGAGCTCATAGATTCTACTTAGAAGATAGGAATGGTAAAAGAGAAATAGCTACAGCTAAAGAGATTTATGAAGGTAATTTTTCACATCATAAAATAATTAAAATAGGGAAATGGTCTGCTGATACTGCTGATACTTTTACGATAAAAGGAATTCCTGAAGAAAATTATACTCTTAAATTTAAAGAAGATGTTAGAAAAGATCTTGTAATGGATACTAAAGCTTTTATGGCAATGATGGGCTTTTTTCTATCTGAAGGTTGTACTAGAAAAGATGATTACAGAGTAATGTTTTCTCAAAATGAAGGTTTAATAGCTGATGAATTTAGAGAAGTTTTAAAACAGTTACCTTTTGAAGTCAAAGAATACAAAAGGGTAAATAGAGACAACGTAAACATAAATTTCGTAATTACTGATATTAGGTTGCATAATTATTTGAAACCTATAGGTGATTGTTATACAAAATATATTCCTATAGAGCTTAAGAATATGGATTCTCCATATCTTGAGGAATTATTAGATTGGTATATCAAAGGTGATGGAGAAATCTATTTTCAGTTTCTAAACGGTTAGTTGAAGATTTACATGAGATTTTAATAAAAACAGGAGGAAGTGGAAATTGGACTGAAATCAAGCCAGAGAATGATTATATGTTTGCTGATCATTTAATAGAAGTTGCTAATAAACAGGTTTTATATCAGTTAAATATTTCAACTACAAAAGGTATTTATTTAGATAAAAGATTTTTATCTATTACTGAAGATGATTATAAAGGAAATATTTACTGTATAACCGTTCCTGCTGGGAACTTTTATATGAAACAAAATGGGAAATCTTTCCTTACTGGTAATTCGTCCCCAAAGATTAATGTAAACAAAATTTCTCATAAAATAACAAAACTTGAAATGATGCCAGATGGAGCTGTAATTGCCGAAATGGTTGTTTTAGATACGACAGAAGGATTAGAACTCCAAAATTTAATTCGTGGAGGAGTTCATCTTGGAGTTTCAACAAGAGCTTTAGGAGGGGTTAAACCATATCATGGTGAGTTAGGAGAAGGTTTAGTAGAAGTACTTCCTGGACTTAATTTTAAAGCTATAGATGTTGTTTTTGATCCTAGTGCTGGTGAAGATGGTAGACCAGATTTTGTGAATGAAGATGTTATCAACGAAGATGTCCAAGAAGAGAAAAAAGTTTTTTCTTCAGTTTGGGGAGATATGTTTAATAGCATATAATAAGGTCTTATCTTCCTGTTTTCGTAAAGCAGGAAGATAATAATAGAAACAATTACATCTTATATAGAAGATATAAACTTGGAGGAAAAAAATATGGGTGACAAAATTCTTAATTTAGAATTATCTCAAGAAGATGAAAGTCTTTTAAGAGAAAGCCTTACTACTTGGAAAGAAGGTCAGTATGCTGAACTTCTTGAGGAAGTAGAAGAACTAAAGCGTCAAACAATAGAAGAGCTTGAAGAAGCAAATGCTGAATACAAAGAGGAACTTAAAATTGAATTCTCTGATAAATTAGTAGAGTCTCTTGAAGAAATGAGAGCTGATTTACGAGCTGAAGTATTATCTGAAATGGTTACATCAAATCCAGAGTTACAAATTCTTGAAAGAATTAAAGAATTGATTGCTCCTTCATTAGATGAAAACTATCTTGGAAATTTATTTTCAGAAGAACTTCAAATATTGAGAGAAGAAAATGAAATTCTTATTGAAGAAAAAGAACTAAATGAAGGTGCTGAAACATTAGCTGAACTACTTGCTCCTTATTCAGAAAAAACACAAGATATAGTTATTTCTTTAATTAAAGAAGGAAATTCTGAAGAAGTTACTGAACAATTCTATAATCTTATTGAATCTATAGAAACACTAGAAGATGAAGAAGATGAAGAAGATGAAGAAGACTTCGATGACGACGAGTATGAAGATGAAACTGATGAAGATGAAACTGATGAAGATGATGAAGAATTTGAAGAATCATTTGAAGATGATGATGATTCTTACATAAATGAAGATATCGAAGATGAAAGGCCTTTAAGACGTTCATCAAGATTAGAAGAAATAAGAAACTTAATTTAGATCTATATAAAAAATTAAACGTATATTTTTTATATAAGTAAAGATAAAATTAGAAAGAAATTAAACTGGAGGAAGTTTATATTATGGCATATATTAGTAAAGAAGAACAGCTTTTAGCTGAGCAAAACCTAATGGATAATTGGAACTGGCTAACAGAAGGTATTATTGGTGATGAAGAACAAAAAAATACCTCTATAGTCTTACAAAACTCATATGAGAAAATGATAGCAGAAGGACAATTACCACAGAATTGGTTAGAAAGTCTTTTAGAAGAAGAATACGATGAAGAAGGAAATGTTATTAACGAAGCTTCTCCTATGACTACTGGAGCAGTAGGACAAAACGTTATTCCTAAAGTTTTATTCCCTGTAATACGAAGAGTAATGCCTTCACTAATTGCTAATCAATTAGTATCAGTACAACCTATTACAGCAGCTACTGGAATTATTTACCATATCTCATATAACTATGTAGATAAAAAAGGTAATGTGATGACTGGTGATGAATATAGTGGAACAGCACAGACTTCTAAACAAGGTCCTGGATTTGCTACATACTATACTTCTGAAAAAATTGGTCCTTTTACAGGAACAGTAGCAGCAGAAGGTGGAAACACTACTATTACAACTGGAGATAAAGTTAAAGCATTTTTAGGAACTGACCCTAATGCTTTTAAATTAAAAAGAATTGAAGCATATAATAAAACTACTGGTGCAGCTTATAAAACAATACTTGATGAAACTGCAACAACAATTGACTTTGCTGTAGCTGGTTCAAATATTGGTTATGATGTAGATGCTGGTGATGTTATATTAAAAGATGCCGCTGACATTAACTCTCCTTTCAATGAGAATGATGAAGTTCTTATTTATATCGTTTACGATCAGGAAGGAACTTCTAAAATCCCAGAAATGGAATTCTCAATTGGAAGTCAACCAGTTACTACAACTGAAAGAAAGTTAAAAGTTAGATGGACTAAAGAAGCAGAACAAGATATGAAAGCTTATCATAAAATTGATGTAGAATCAGAACTTGTAAAAGTTGCTTCTATGGAAATGAATTATGAAATTGATAGGGAACTATTAAAATTCATTGGTGATATCGTTCCTACTGAACTTTCATTCGTTCATGAATGGGCTGCTGATACTGCAAACAATACTACTGGAAATTACTTAGATAGACACAGAGCACTTTCACAAAAAATATCTTTGATTTCTGCTAAGATTTCACAGTATAATAGACAAGGACCTGCTACTTGGATGGTTGTATCTCCACAAGTTGCTGCACTTTTAACAATGCTTCCTAACTTTGATGGTGAGATTGCTGGAAACACTTTTAACATATTCCAGGCTGGTCAATTTAAATCTGGTCTTAAAGTATATGTTGATCCAAATAGAGTAGGAGATCAAGCATCTGAAATCCTAATGGGTTATAAATCAAATAATACCGCCTACGGTGCCGGTGTTGTATATTCCCCATATGCTAACTGGATGAGTAACACTGTTACTGACCCTGATACATTCAATAGTATCCGTGGTTTCTTTAGTAGATATGCTATTAGCAAAGTAATTCGTGGT